CTTCTAGCGTACAAAGATGAAATTATGGCTGCCGTAAAGAAAGCTATTTCATCAGTAAGCAAAAAAGGAGCATCTGCTGCAACTGAAGCTAAGCACGAAGAAGAACTAGCAGAAGCAATGCAAACTATTAAAATGTTGAAGTCAGAATTAAATGAGATTAACTTATTAAATTCAAAACTTCTTTACACTAACAAAATCTTCAAGGCTAAAAACCTTACTGAAGCTCAGAAAGTTAAAGTATTAACTGCTTTTGACAAAGCTGAGACAGTTAAAGAAGTTAAATTAGTATTCGAAACTCTAAATGAAGGCTTAGAAAAAGTCGCTAAGAAAGAGTTGGTAAGAGAAAGCAAAGGATTTGCTTCAAAAGTAATCGGATCTTCACCAAAACAGCCTGTGGTAGAAGTAAATCCGGTATTCGAAAGAATGAAAAAACTTGCAGGCTTATAAAAAAATAAAAAACACTACACATTAATACAATGTCTAACGTACAACAACTACTCGAATCTGCTAACCCCTGGCAGAGTTTGCAATCTGACGCTGCCAGATTGTCAAAAAAGTGGGGCGCTACCGGCCTTTTAGAAGGTATGGGCGGCGAAACTGAAAAGAACAACATGTCAATGATCCTTGAGAACCAAGCCAAGCAATTGGTTATTGAGCAATCTCAAACTGGAACTGGTGCTAGCTTCACAGCCGGTACAGGTGAACAGTGGGCTGGTATCGCTCTTCCTTTGGTAAGAAAGGTATTTGGTCAGATCGCTGCTAAAGAATTCGTTTCAGTTCAGCCTATGAACCTTCCTTCAGGTCTAGTATTCTTCTTGGATTTCCAATACGGTACTACAAAGAATCCTTTCACCTCTGGTGATTCTATGTACGGTAATACTTCTGCTAACTTCGGTAACACCTCAACTGGTGCTCTATACGGTGCAGGTAGATTTACTTACTCTACTAACCAATTCTCAGCTTCTGGTCAAACAGCAACTGCAACCACTGCTTCTTATGCTAACGTTAATTTCGATTCAAATTTCTCTGCTTCAGTATTAGCTGGTGAAATTAAAAAATTAACTGTAAGTACAGGTTCATTAACTGACTTCGATACATTAGCTGTAAGAGGTTTCTTAATTAACTCTGGTTCAGTTACTGACGCTAAAGTTCTTCAAGAGTTTACTCAAATCAACGGTGCTAACATCGAATTCTACGTAACTGCTTCAACTGCACAAATCTCAACTTTGAATGCTTTCACAGTATTCTACAACAAGTTGACTAAAGACAATGCAAGAGGTGATTTCGAAGCTGGTGCTTCTTACGCTGTTCCTAACTCTGAGTCTCCTACTGAAATCGTTATCCCTCAGATCAACGTTCAGATGAGATCTGAAGCCATCGTTGCTAAAACCAAGAAATTGAAAGCACAATGGACTCCTGAATTCGCTCAAGATTTGAACGCTTACCATTCTTTGGATGCTGAAGCTGAATTGACTGCTGTAATGTCTGAGTACATTTCTTTGGAAATCGACTTAGAAATCCTTGATATGTTGATCGAATCAGCTGCTGCTGGTACTGAGTACTGGTCTGCTGTTTCTAACGAATTCATCAACGCTTCTAACACTGCCTTCACTGGCTTGTCAGTTGCTGCTGGTGGTTACTACAACACTCAAGGTCAGTGGTTCCAAACTTTGGGAACTAAAATGCAGAAATTGTCTAACATCATCCACCAAAGAACTTTGCGTGGCGGTGCTAACTTCTGCGTAGTATCTCCAACAGTTGCTACTATCTTGGAAAGTATCCCAGGCTTTGCTTCTACTTCTAACGGTGACGTTACTGTAGCTAGCTACGCTTTCGGTGTACAGAAGATGGGTCAAATCAACAACAGATACACTGTTTACAAGAACCCTTACATGAAGGAAAACACCATCTTGATGGGCTTCAAAGGTAGCCAATTCTTAGAAACTGGTGCGGTATTCGCTCCTTACATTCCATTAATCATGACTCCTTTGGTGTACGATCCTGATACCTTC